CGCGACTTGTCGACTTTCGACCAGGCATGGGACAGCAGGTTCTTTCTGAGCTCGCCAATGTCGTCGCGCGTCCAGAACTGCGAGAACTCCACGCCGCCGGCCTGCGTGGCGCGACTGCGAACAAGGCGCGCGCCGATGATGTTGTCGATCACCGCGCGGGCGCTTCTGCCCTCGCCTCTGGCGCTCTCCTCGATCACGATGTCGCCGGCCTCGTCAAACAGTTCCAACAGCTCAAAGGTGGCAGAGTTGCCCGACTGCGTGGCGGTGTATTCCACCTGGATTGGGCCGGCCGTCTGCACGTTGTAGTTGTAATCGTCGCCGCCTTCGAAGAGCGTCAGGTCGAACGTCATGAGCGGCTGGCCGGCCAGCTCGACCACGATGTCATCGCCGATCACGGCCAGCGTGATCTCTGTGTTCTTTGTCGCGGTGGTCGAGATCCAGCCATTCACGGGCACGGTGAGATACCCCAGCCAGCGATCGCCGCTGCTGGCATCCACCCCGCCCTGCGCGGTGGTCTTGGTGGTGGCCAGGCCGACCAGCACATTGCCGCTGCCGTCGTGTTGGAGCGTAAGCCGGTAGTAATCACGGAAATACACATTCAGCCGGCCGCTCACCGGCAGAAAGGCGCTCATGCGCAGGACGAAGTCGCTCAGGTCCTCGCGCGCCGGCAGGCTATAAGGCGTGGTGGTGATGGCCTGCGTGATGGCCGCGGTCGGCGTCGAGAATGCATAGCGGAATGCCGCCGATCGCATGCCGGCCAAGCGCGCCGTGCGCTGGATTGCGTCTTTAAGCGACATATACAGGCCGCTGAAGTAGCGGTATGACTCCAGCGTGACTGAGGCCACATTGCCAGACGCGTCGCACGGGTAATACACCACCGGCGCATCAGCATCGTGGACGTCCTTGAGCGTGCCGAACTGGCCGCGCCCTGACACAACCGCCAGGTCACCCTCAAATTGCTGCTTGCGGCTGGTGTTGATGGCGCCGTCGGGATCGTCCACATCAGGGTCTGGTCCGCGCACGCTGTTCTCGTAGGCCGTGTCGAGCGTAATGTATGACGTGTTGTTGACATCGGGCGAGCCGACGTTTGTGGCGCTGGCCACGTAATACTGCCGGTCGGGCTTCACCTGCCCGCCGTTCTTTGACACGATCTCCACCAGCAGTCCCGCTGCATCAGGGATGGTGCCGAAGTTGTCGCCAGGCTGCGCGCCGGTGCTTGAGCGCCAGTTGCGGATGGTCGAGGTCGGGCCGGCTGCGCTCGCCAGCGGCGCATAGTAGGCCGGCACGATGGTCCAGGTGTCCTGTGTGGCCATGCCGCGCTTGTAGAAGATGAACGGGTAATACCGGATCACCTCGTCGTCAACAATGATATAGCTCGATGTTGGCAGGCCCTTCGCCGACGGATCGCCGCTAAACACATAGCCGTGGTGCATCACCACGCGCCACACCGACGGGTCGCTGAATGACGAATAAAAGGGGTCGTCGTCAGCGCCGATCGGGTTGGTCAGGTCCCAGCCAGTGCGCGTGCCGGCCTCGGCGCCGCTGCGCAGGTGGAAGCGCACGCCGTCGGTCTCCAGAATTCTGATGCTGGCCGCGGTGTTGTCGTCGGTGATGAAGATCCCGCGCCCGCGCGATGCGCGGCCCAGCTTGCGCGCCTTCGGATCGATCGGCACAGGCAGGTCGCCCAGCTCGTCGGCTTCGGTGGCCACGTAGTTGCGCTTGCCGCAGTCGGCAAAGCCCCACGAATCGCTGGCCCCGAGGGTGTAGATTGTGCCGCCGGCGCCGGCCGCGCTCAGGCTATAGGTGGCCGTGAAGGTCACGTTGCTGCCGGTGATCGACGCGATGCGCATGATGCCGTCATGGTTGTCGGGGATGATCAGGCGCACATACTGCCCGACAATCAGCATCGACGGCGTGGAGGTGCAGTTGACGCTCAGCCGGTCGCCGATGGGTGACTGGCCGTTGCAGTTGACCGCTGCCGACGTGAAATCAGCCAGCGTCGCGGCGTTGGTGGCGTAGGTGAGGGTTTGTTGAAAGTCGTCATAGCCGCTGGCCGCCAGCGCGCTCGTGTCGCCCCACACATCGGTCGAGATGGCCACGCCGCTGCGAGGCGTGTCGCTGTATTGCTTGCGCGCCACGTAAGAGAATGCAAACTCCGTCCGCAGGGTGTAGCCGGCATTGGCCGCGCAGAACGCCGGCGCGAGGTTCCAGGCGCGCGTGAACATCTGGGCGCGCCGGCCGGCCGTGCGCACCAGCAGGCCGTATTTTGTGCCGGGCGTCATCGCCCAGGTGGTCTGCGTCGGGTAGCCGCCGTTGGCCGCTGTGGTGCGCACACCGCCGACATTTGCCGACCTGACCAGACTGTTGGTGCGCGCGGTCATGTTCCAGCCGGTGTCGTCCTTTTCAGGATCGAGCGCGTCGATATCGTTGAGCGCCAGCACGCGCATCTGCGGGCCGGTCAGCACGCTGTCGCCCCACGTGCCGTCCTTCGGCACCACAAACAGGTTGCCTTCACCGTCGTCGCTCGCGCCGATCAGCACGCCGATGGTCGACAGGTGATACGCATCCGTCACGGCTGCTGTGGCAACCAGGTGTGTGATGCCATCGCCGTGGTCATATTCGTCGGCCAGCGCAATCCACGGCTCGTTCAGGCCTTTGTAGGTCATGCCGGCGGAGCCGAACTTCAGCCGGCCTTCGCCCATCTCATTCGTCTTCTGAATCAGGCCGGCGAGGCCATTGACCAGGTCGGACTTGATGCGGCTGCGCGCCATCAGTTGCAGCGTGAGCGGGCTCTTCCAGCCCAGCAGCGTCTTGTCGCCCAGGCTGCGCCCGGAGATGGCCAGCGGGCCGCGCCCGCTCACCGACACCGCCACGCGGGGTTTGTCGAGGCCATATTCGCCCACGTCCGCAAACGTGCTGCCCTGACCCGACTCAAGCGCGAGCACCTTGCCGCCGGCGAGCAGCACGTCAGTCGTGAGCGTGCCGTCGGCGTTGTCGAGGGTGGCCTGGAAGCCGTCCGCGCCATTGACACCCTGATCGAGCGACCAGCTGATCAGCCGGCTGCTGTATTCGGTGCCGGCGACGGATGAATTCTGCAGGGGCGTGGCTGCGCCACTGGTGTGATAGCCGTTGCCGATGTAATACACCGTCGAGCCGCCTGTTGGCAATAGCAGCGTGCCGTAGCATGTCGACGTGGTGACGACATGGCTCTTCTCGCCCAGGCTGAACATGCCCGACGCGTCGCCGATCAGGTAGCACTCATACGAGGTGAGCGATGCGCCGCTGGTGCGCCGGCGCGTCATGTGGCCGGACAAATACAGCCAGCCGTTGACGCTGCTCAGCCCTGTAGGCGTGAAGCTCACCGTGGCCACGCTGGCGTCGATCGGGATCACATTGCGCACAGTCGACTCGATGCCGTTCTGGATCGTGAAATACACCGCCCGCCCGCTTGCGGCAGCGTTGGCCACAACGATGATGCGGTCTGTCGCGGATTCATAGGCCGCGCTGATGAACGATGCGTGCCTGGCGTTGCCATACCAGGACGAATATGCCTCTGTGAGCGGGATGTGCAGGATCGCGTTGAGCTGCACGGCTGTTGAGTTGTTCGGCAAGAGCCAGAAGGTGATGGTCGACAGGTCGCTGGAGAAATCATGCTCGCCGACAGCCACGACCACCTGGCCGTTGTCGCATGGGCAGACCGCCTCAACGCGCCTGATGAGCACGTTTGATGTGTTGGTCATCGCGCTGCCGAAGGTGGGGCCGTAGTTGCTGAAACTCACGCTGAGCGGGTTGGTGGTGCCTGACAGCGATGCGCGCCGCACCTGGATTGCGCTGCCGGACGGGATCGCGGTGTAGGCATAGTGCGTCCCCGATTCAATCGAGAAGCCGCTGCGCATTGCGGCCATGGTGCCGCTGTTTGCAATCGTGACGGCGTTCGTCGTCGGCAGCGCGGCGTCCGCAGCGGTGGCCACGTTGATCACGCGCAGGTAGTGCGTGCCGCTGGTGTGGCGATATGCAGCGAAGGCGTAGTTGCCGGTCGCGTGCATGCGGTATGTCTGCGGAGCAGCAATGTCGAGCGAGCCGTCGGCGTTCGATGAGGGCGCGGCGAAGGCCAGGAGCGGGTTGTAGATCGTCGCCTTGTGCCGATAGGCCGGCGCCGGCGAGATCTCGCCTGCGGTGATTGCCGAGTCAACTGTTCGCATGATTAGATTTGGTGCCTATATCTGATGCAGCAGGATGTCGGCGGTGTAAACGGCTGCTGAGTCATACTTTGCCTTCGTCATCACGCGCGGCTGCCACGCGCCCTTGGTGGCGTTGATCACGTCGTAGACGGTGGTGTCCTTCATCGCGCGGAACTTGAACTGCACGCCGGCGGTTGTGTCGGTGGTGAACAGCGCCTGCACATCTGAGTAATTGGCATAGCCAGACGCCGCGCCGGTGTAAGGGAAGATCAGCGTGTATTTGAAAAACTTCTTGCCGGCGCCGAACGCGATCATAGGCGAGCCGTCGAGCGTCTGCGGCTGATAGTCAACGGCCTGCGTGTAGCCGTCGTCGACAATGTCAGCCTCAAGCAGCACGCGGAATTTCTTCGCGCCGCTGATGTTGCCGGTGATGCTGATCTCGATATAGTCCGCCATGTCTTCCTATTGATGCCTATTGATGGTGAATGCCAGAGCTGTAGCGCTCGACATCTGTCTGCGCTGCGTTATTGATGTGCGGCAGCAGCACCCGCCCCAGCTCGGTGCCGTCGAGTGTCAGCGTCACGCTGGCCGCAGCGCCGCCGCCCAGCCCGCCTGCGCCCGGGTTTGCAGCCGCAGCGCCCGTCAACCCGCCCTGCCCTGGCCGCGTCAACTCGTTGTAATCGAAATGGTGCGTCGGTGCCGCACCACCCGCCGGCAACGCCGGCGTGGGCGTGCTGAGCGCATATTTCAGCGGATGCCGGTCGAATACATCCTCCCAGCCAGTCACGAAGCCGATGGCGCTCATGCGGCCGAAGTAGTCCATCAACTTCGACGGCGATGCGATGCCGAGGATCTTGCGCACCGGCTCAGGGATGAGCGCGTAGATCTTCGCCTTCAGCGCTTCGCCCATCTGGTTCATGCCTTCGATGAAGCCCTGGATGACCGCCTTGCCGAAGCTGATGAACTTCTCGGGCAGCGACTCGACGAACTTGACGATGTCGCCGAAGGCGGTTGTGAATGCGGTCTGCAATGTGAGCAGCGCGCCGGCCGTGTCGCCGTTGATTAGCTGCATGATGCTCTTGACGATGCCGAGCACCAGATTCAGCGCGCCCTCGACGATCGGCTTGAGCGCATTGAACACCGTCGTGAACACGGTTGAGATGATCGGGATCACGGTTTGCACGACGCTCAGGATGGCATTCAGGACCGTGCTCACGGTCTGCGAGATGAGCGGCCAGTTCTCGGTCACCCAGGCGGAGATCTTCGAGAAGAGCTGGAAGGCAAATTCAAGCGCCGGCCTCAGCACCGTCTCGAAGATCGTCGAGATGCCAGTGATCACCGTCTCGATGATGGTCTGGATGGTCGGCCAGTTGCTTTGCACCAGCGTGATCACCGACCCGATGGCCGTCGTGAACGCCGCCTGGAAGGCCGGCAGGTTAGCCTGCACAAAGGCGACCACATTGCCGACAAAGGCAATGATGTTCTCAACCGCCGCGCCAACGTTGTCTGAGAAGGCGCTGGCCTCGTCACCGCCCAGCCCAAGCGCGTCAGCGATGAAATAGATGGCGTTGCTGACGGCGCCGAACGGCCCTCCGGTGTCAAAGCCGTCAACGACCATGCGAACGAAATAATCAATCTGGTCGGCAAAGCCCATGAACAGTTGAATGCCCTGATCGATGATCGGCGTGATGAACGCAATGGCCGAGCCGATGCCAGAGGCGAGCGATGTGGCGAAGCCGTTGATCGCGCCGACAACTTCGGGCGACGCGAGGAAGGTCAGCACACCGCCAAGCTTGTCCTTGAGCACTTCGAAGATCGGCTGGCCCAGCGTGCGCAGCGTGCCGGCGATCCAGTCGTTCATGTTCGACATCATGCCCTCGAACGTGCCGGACTGTGCCTGCATCATGCCGCCGTATTTGCTCTTCATCAGGTCGAGCACAACCTGCGTAGCCTGCGGCAGCGGACTGAGCAGTTCGCCGGACTTTGAGAACTCCAGGCCGAGCTTTGTCAGCTCCTCGCGCGTGGTGATGCCCAGTTCTTGAAAGCGCGAGATGACTTCGCCGGTCGCGCCTGACGAGAACTTGCCGATGTAGTTGGCCATGTCCTGGAAGGACGTGCCGGTGCCGGCGGCCACGTCGCCGGCAATCGTGCGGATCTGTTCGCCGGTGAAGCCGAACTTCTTTGCAGATTCCTCTGAGTGCAGCCCGAAGCCCTGAATGATTTTGTCGGCCTGCACCACGCCGGGCAGGTCAAACGGCGTGCTTGCGCCGAACTTGGCCAGCTCGTCGAGGCGCTTCTTTGCGGCATCGGTCGAGCCAAGCAGCACGCCAAACTGCACCTGGTAGCGCTCGAACTCGGCGTTGCCGTCGATCATGCCGGCTTTCAGCGAGCCCAGCGAGCCGACCACGGCATCGATGCCTTTCATGATCACGTTGCCCGTGACCCAGCTCATCGCGCCAGACATGATCGAGCCCAGCCCGCCGATGCGCTTGGCCTGGCCTTCGAAGTCGTCGGCGAAGCGCTTGGTATGCCCGGCTGCGCCGTCCATGTCCTTTGCGAAGCCGGACGTGTCGCCGATCAGTTTAACGGCCAGAGTTGCCAGAGTTGCCATATAGTTGCGCCCAGGTGCGGAAGCGTTGATAGACTGAATCTTCCGTTTGCTCTTCTTTCTCGACGCGCTTCAGCATGAAGTCGTCTGCGGTCAGCATCTTGCTTTTCTTCGGGTCGCGGTTGACGTTGTAGATGGCTGCAACCACCTGCGCCATCATGCGCTGCTCTATCGAATGCCCGAAGGGCTCAATCGTGTCATAGGCCATCCACTCGGTCAGTTCATGGCTGCTGATGCGTCCCAGCAGCTCCTCCACCGTGCAGCCAAGCGCCAGAGCTAGGCGGAAGTAGAACTGTCGCTCTGGTCGCTGTTTGAGTTTTTTGCCAGTTCGTCGATGTCCTGCTCGGTCAGTCCGCTCAGCTTCTGCGCCGCGCCAAACACCCGATCAAGCGCCGCCGCGCTCTTCCTGCCCAGCAACTCAACATCGCCGGCGCTGAACAGGCGCTGCCCTGACTCATCAACCAGCGACAGCGACACCAGCCGCGCCCGGGCGTTCTTCAGGTTCAACTCGCGGTTTTTGCCGCGCTGCCTGACGACGCTGTCTTCAAACTCATCGCGCTCGGCGCCGGTGAGGCTTTTGACGATCACGTCCCCGCCCCACTCCGGCACCGCCACGGCCTCGCGCTTGAGGTCATCTGCCGCGAGGATCTGCTCGCGTGTAAGTAATGCCATCCGTTGGCCTCCAGTGAATCAACTCAATGAATCAACCCAGTGAATCGAATTGATGCAGCGAGCGTCTGATTACGGCGTGATCGTCGGCGCGCCGGTGGGCGTGATCTCGATCTCTGCGCTGTAAACCTCTTCCTGCTCAGCGATGCGCCCAACCTTGGTGATGAACGCCGAGAACGCGATGATCTCCGCGCCGGCCGGGTCCTGGATCGACATACCCACCGCCGATGTGCTGCTGAATGCAGTAGATACAGCCGCATGCGTGGCTTGCGCCTTGTCCCAGTTCACCGTCACGCTGAACGCGTTCAGCGAGCGCTTGCCGGTGTCGATCATTTCTTTCCAGCCGCCGCTGGAATCGTGGGCAGTCGCTTCCGCAAGCATCTTCTCGAACTCAGGAAACTCCACCTCGCGCACCCCGACCACAGTTGTCAGCGTCGTGCCGACTGCGATCTTCAAGAGGACGCCGAATCCGCCTTGCTTTGCCATGTCTGTTACTCCTTGTAAAGAAACTCAAAATCACAGCGGCTTACCGCTGCATCAAACAATTCATCCTGGTCGTTCTCATTGACCTGGTTGCAAAAATGCACCTCGATGCCTGTGGCCATCGTGCCGCGGTAGCCGGCCAGGTCGCTTCTGAGCGCCTGCGTCAGTGCTTTCACCCCTGCGTAGCTCGTCGACTGGCAGGTGAACTGAATCACCGCCCGCGCCCAGCCGCTCGACCCACCATGCTCCATCTTCGGCTGCGTGCCGACGCGCTGATATGCGATCGCCGGCATGGCCTGCTCCTGCGGCACCAGCAGCGGATACAGTCGCGTGCTGATCAACGCTGCCGTCTCGCACGGCGCGCTCGTCAGGTAGCTGAACAGGGCTTCTTCAAGCGTTGCCATTCGGCTTCGCCTCCGCGCGCATCGTTACATCCAACACCGGGATCGTCTGACCCCACAAAATTTCAGGGAACGATGAGTGCGTGAACACCATGTTGATCGTGCAACTTGATTCATCCAGCCAGCCACGCACATACTGCGCGCCGGCCGGCAGCCCGCCAATGCAGCGCACAATGCGCTCTGTGCCGATTTCCCAACCCTCTGTCAGCATTTCAGCCAGCAGCGCAACCGAGACCTGCACACGCATTACATTGCTTGGATTTGCTGCCACTATGCGCCCTCCAGATACTTCGAAATGACAGCCTTGCTGATCACACAGCCGAACTTGTCTTTCATCTGGTTCTCGCTGCCGAGAAAGTTCCGGCGCATGAACGGCTGGGCAGCCATCGGCCCGCGCTGCACGCGCTTGGCAAACACCGTGCGCGTGCCGATCTCAAACGCCAGCACGCCGCTCGATTCGGTGTTGATCTTGCGGCCGCGCATCGCCTTGCCGCTCTTCTTTTCGGTGGCCGTGCGCTTCGTGCGCCGGCGCACCATGTTGATCTCAAACGCGCTCACGCCGGTCTCAAAGAATTGGTAATACCAGTGGTCTTTGTCCGGCCCGACCTGATACACCGCCGTGCCGGCCTGCTTCGCCGGCAGCGGCTCCATGACGATGCCAGGCCCAGGCGCGTCGGCTTCGATCTTTGCGCGAGACACTTCCATCGCCTCGCGCGTGGCTGCTTCTGCGACCTTTGTCGCATCGAGCCCGAGGCCTTTCAGCTTGCGCAGCAGATCCGCGCCGCCTTTCAGCGTCGTCGAGACCTGTATGCCCTTGCCCCAGCGCTTGCTCGATGCCATCTATAGCAACTCCCTGCACATCAGAACCGTCTCTTTATTCGCGGTATCGATGTTCTGCACGTCGATGATGTCGAATGTCCGGCTGCCCAGATGCACGCGCATGGCCGGCACGACGCCGGCGCGATGGCGGATGCGGATGCGCACCATCTGCTCTTCCTGCAGCTGCTTGCCCTGCAAATATTCGCGGCCTGAAATGGGCGACACCTGCGCCCACACGCTGCACACGTCCGACCAGGTGACCGTCTCGCCGCCGAAGGTGTCCTGCACCGCCACCTTCTGCTTGATCGTCACGCGCTGGTCGAGTCGTCCGGCTTGCATGTCTATAAACCCCTAAAACCTGATCACCCGCGTCGGCATGAGCAGCGCGCTCACGCCAAGCGGCAACTGCGCCGGCGACAGGCCTGCGCCCATGGTGATCTCTTCGCGGTTCTCATACAGATGCCCTGCAATCAGCCGGATCGCCTGTTTGTGCCGCATCGGGATGGCATTGCGCGCCGCCGTGATCTCCGCCTGCGTCGAATCCTCGTCGAGCAGGTCGGCGTAGCCCGCCACAAAGCGGATCTTCACGCCGGCAATCGCCTGCAGGTTGACCGCTGGCCAGCTCGCGTTCGGCTTCAACATCAGCCGGCCCGGCTCGCTCGCAGCGTCGATGTAGTAATTGGCAGATGAATAGGTGGCCTCGACACCGTCCTCGTCGGTGTATTTGATCGACACAATGCTGCGCAGCGGCGCGCGCGGCAGTTCCACCGGCAACCATGGCCAGCAGTCCAGCGTCCATTCCCACACCGACGGCATGAGCGTGCGCCGCAGCTCGTCCTCGACGTATTCGCGCGCGGCAGCAATGAGCGACAGCACATACGTGTATTCCACGTCGCTGTCGATGCGGCTGTGCTGCAGGATGTCGTCAACGTTGACGGGCTCATACAGGGGCTGGGTGACGCGTTGCAGGTTCATCGGCAGATTCATTGCTTATCCCTCGCTTAACCCTCGCCCCGCTGGGGCGGCGCATCGGCGCGCTCAACCGGCGGGCTCCACGGCATGACCAGCTTGTCGCGCAATAGATGCACAGCCTCTTCGCCGTCCACCCACAGCACCGCGCCGGTGTGCCACACGCCGCCGGCGATGATGCACGGCAGCAGCACCTTGACCATGACCTTTTTGTTTTCTTCTGGCTGCGCTTCGCTCACTTCGCTCATATCATTTGCCTCGCTTGCGCTTGGGCTTGTCATCGGCTGGCTTGTCTTCGGGCTTGTCTTCGGGCTTGTCTTCGGGCTTGTCTTCGGGCTTGTTTTCCGCCGCGGCGGTTTCAGGCTGGGGCTCATCGACCTCCTTGAATGCAAAGGCCATGTAATCAGGCACGTTCAAATAGCCTGCAGCCACCAGCGGCCGAGCCTGCGGCACGGTGAGCTTGATCACCTCGCCGGCCTCCAGCCGCACAAAGCGCCCTTCGCCGTCGATCGCGTTCACCGTCTCGCGCGCGATATACATGGCGCGCTCAGTCGCCTGATAGGGCGCAAGCGCACGGTCACCATCCATATGCACAACCTCCACATCAAACCGCGCCACGCTCACGAAGCCGGCGCGCAGCGCATCTTCTGCAAACGGAATGTCCGGCGCGACATTCACGCCGTCACCCTCGCGAAAGTCAATCCGCTCCATCACATGCCGCCGGAAGAGCGTGCAGCCGTGCCCCACCCCGCTTACCCGTGCAACCTTCTCGCGCCGTGCCTGCGCCAGCTCGGCCGGGTAGCGTGACAGGCTCATGCCGAGGTTGACGTCGTTCTCATACCGGAAGGCGTTGATGACATAGGTGTCATGGCGAAGCATGTAAACGCCATAGACCACATCCGCCGGCGTGTCGATCAATGCCTGCGCGGCGCCGGCAGGCAGCACCATGTCGTGCTCGACTGTAAGCAGCGCGTCGGCTTTGCTGTCGAGAAACTGCCGTCTCGCTTGCTGATACTGGTGCACCACATTGCGCAGATCGCCTGCGGGGTGCGGGTTGTCGCGCCCGATCACCCACCCGATCTCGCCATTGATCCGCTGCGCCTCAATGGAGCGCCGGCAGCCCGGGTGCATTGCATCCGAGCCGTCAGGCTTGACCCATGTAGGCGTGAAGATCATCAATTTCATGCTGTTTACTGCGTGTGCCAGGCCTCGCCGAAGCGAGGTAGATACGCGTGCTTGACCACAATCTCATCCGTGGCCAGCACCTTGACCTCGGCATATTCGCGCGCAGCCTTCATGAATGACTTGTGCTCCACGTCGTCGCCGTTCGGCTGGTAGCGCAGGCCTTCTCGATACAGCCAGGCCGGCGCCAGATAGCAGCAGCCGACGCTGTCGAGTTCCATCAGGCGAGTATTTCCGCGGAAATGCGGTGGCCATGCGTTCGCGTCGCGCCCATCCTGGATGAAGCCGCCGGTGTCATAGAACCAGCCGCCGTTCTCCATGCTGGCCGGCTTTGTCGCGTCGAGCGTTTCCATGAACACGAACGGCGCCACGATGTGTTCAGTCGAGATGGCCAGCAGCCGCTCGATCAAATCAGCCGGCACGTCGACCAGGTCAACGTCCAGCCACAGCACATGCGTGTGCGACTCGCACAGGCATGTATCGATCAGGTGATTGCGCGCCCGGGCGTTCGGGCCGTATTTGCGCGGCTCTCTGGGCAGCGCATTCGGCACCATCGCCAGTTGCTTCTGTGGGTAGGACATGCGGGCGAAGTGCTCGCATGTCCCACTCACGAAGACGTCCGGCGTGGTGTCGCGATACGGGACGGCCACCAGAACGCGCGCCATTCGTCTACACCGACTTAAGCCGTCGGGTGCTTTCCGTAAAGGACTGCCTCGGCCTGCAAGACCTTGTAGACCGCGTCGAAGTAATAGAACAGGTTGACCTGGCCGGTTCCGGCCGCCGAATACGGATCGCGCAGGATCTGGAAGCCGCTGGCTTCGCGCAGGCCCACGTAGCCAAAGTCACCGAACACGCTCGACTTGTTGCCGGCGCCGATGGCGGCGATGGCCTGCTCGGAGTTGAACACCGGGAAGCCCCACAGCGTGGTCGAAGCGATCGAGCCAGGAGGCGTTGCCACGAACTGCCAGTTGTTGCCGGTCAGCGCGCGGTATGCGCCTTCATTCGCGCGCGGGAACACCCACTTCGCGTTGTCGGCATATTCGCTCTTCAGCGAATACACAACCTTCGGGATGTCGCCGGCAGATGCGGCTGCAGCCGCGCCGAGCGTCACGCTCGTGCCATTGGCCAGCACCTCGGTGAACAGCAGCTTGTTGTGCGTGATCGCCATGGCGCGTCCGACATAGTCGTTGAGGAAGGCGAGCAGGCTCGCGTCTTCGTCGCGAAGCAGCTCAACCGACAACTGCACTTTCTTGGTGTATTTCACCAGCGTCATCTGCACGCGGCCCAGTGCCGGCGCATCGCGATCAAACGCGCTCGCCTCGGTCGTCGACACGAACTCGTTGGCGGTGCCATTGTCGGTCGTGACGTTGACGGTGGTGCCCTGGCCGGGGATGCGCAGCACACCGAGGCGCTGGGCCAGCATGCCCTCGTTGCGCTTGGCGATAATGCCCTGATAGTGGCCGGTCGGAACCGCATAGCCGCCGTCGGCCACGGTGCCAATGTTCATGTCGGTGTCATTCGAGGCGCGCAGCTCGCGGCTCATGTCGCCGGTGCGAATGTAGTGCGCAATCGCGCGCTCTTCGCTGTCGCCGGGCTTGGTCTTGTTGACCGCCGGCGCGCCGTGGACTTCGCGGGTTTCTGGCTTGGGCGCGACAGGCGCTTCGGGCTGGGTCAGATCGGCCTGCGCAGCTTCAAGGGTTTCGGCGCGGGCGATGTCTGCCTTCAGATCTTCGGCCTGCTTCATCAGGGCATCGAAGGTGGCGCGCGTCTCAGCAGTCTGTTCGCCCATCGCCACAGCCTTGGCCTGGTCGATGAGGGCGGCGCGCTTTTGGAGCAACTCACGCTTGTTCATTTCTAAAAATCTCCTGTGAAAGAATGGATCGTTACGATTTGGTAAACGATCAGAGTTCAACTTCAGCGATCCGCAGCCTCATGCGCATCAGCTCTTGCGCCGCCTGGCGCTCCGCTTCACGCTCAGCCTGCATGCTGGCCGCCTGGCCCTGCTCCTGCTCGGCTGCGCGCTGGTGTTCACTGTTCTGGCCCTGCAGCTCGGTGAGGCGACTGCGCGCGCTCACGGATGTCTGCGGGTATGCGGGATAGGTGACCGGGCTCACGTCATACAGCCGGTCAACTTCGATGATGGTGCGGCGAATCGTGCCATCGTCCGCCCACACCCAGTCGTCATTCAACACAGAAAAGCCGAAGCTCATCTGATCGATGTCGCCGCGCTTGACGCTCTCAGCCAGGTCGCGCGCATACTGCGTGTCGGGCAGCGTCACTTCCATCCACAGACCGGTGTCGTCCTCGCGCACCGACAATGTGCCGTTCTTCGTGCGGCCGAGGATGAGAGAAGGGTCGTGGTTGATCAGCGCGCGGATATCCGATGCCTTCACCGCGTTGCTGAATGCGCCGGGCTGGACGCGCTCGCGGAAGCCGCCGAGATCCTCCGACCACGCATTGAAAACGGAGGCGTAACCCACAAGCTTTGCCGGCGCGCCGGCGTCCTGCGTCACGCGCAGTTCGCGCACAGGCAGCGTCCTGATCTCGCGGTCGGTGGTGGCCTGTGTGATGGTCTGCTTTTTGTTCATGTCGCCTCCGGGCCGGAAACGCAAAAGCGCCCGCCAACCTCATCACGAGGTTGGCGGGCGCTTGATGCGACAGCCGTTTATTTGTGTCTGGATTATATGACTAATTTGCCGGCGCGGGCAGTTTTGCAATCATCTCAGCCAAACTCTCGGCTGTCACGAGCTCATCACGGAACCACAGCATCGTGAGCATCTGCGCATCCTCGTCGCTGCCGCCCACGGCGCGCACCACCGGGCCCAGCACATCGCCCACCCACTCGGAATGCTTGCCCTTGCGATCAGCCGCGCGCGTCTCAATGCGCTGGCACGCGTCAAGGATCAACGTGCGCAGGGCGCGCTGGGCATTCGTGTCAGCCGGCGTGGCCTCCGGCGCTGGATCTGGCGAAGGCTGATCGACTGGTGGCAACTCAGGCGCAGCCGGCGCCGGCGCAGGAGGTGGCGGCGCGCCGGCCTCCTGCATGTTGAGCGGTTGCAGGTAAATGTCGCCTGATTCAATCGGGTTGAGGTTCTCCAGCTTCCTGATGTCGTTCACGGAGAGCCATCCCCAGTTGCGCCCGACGGCGTAGGCTGCATAGCGGCTGGCAATGTCGCCGCGCAGAAAGCCGTCGATCATGAACTGCGCGAAGATGGCATTGCGCTCGATCGGGCCGACCAGGTCGCGCGTGATCGACTGCTCGATGCGCACCAGCCACGGCGTGAGCGAATACGTCACAAAGTCGATGCCCTGGTGCTCGATGTTTGAGAACGTCGCGCGATCCAGATCCTGAATCATGTGCGGCGGCACGCGGAAGATGCGCGCAATCTCGCCGATTTGGAATTTGCGCGTCTCCAGAAACTGCGCGTCGTCGAGCGGCATGCCGACATCCTTCCACTGCATGCCCTCCTCGAGGATGGCCACACGGTTGACGTTGTCGAGGCCCTGGTGCCGCGCTTCCCACGAGCTCTTCAAGCGGCTGTAGCCTTCGTCGCTTAGCTTGCCAGGATGCTGCAGCACGCCGCCGGGCTTTGCGCCATTCGAGAAGAATCGGCTGCCCAGCTCCTCGCCGGCCTTGCTCAGCCCGATGGCCTCACGCGCGAGCGCGATCGGGCTCATGCCCATGATGCCACCGATGCTCAGATTGCGGATGTGCCACACGCGATACTTCGGCAGCGCGATTTCGGTATTGTTCGGCAAACGCGTGTGATACCAGATCTGGCCGTCGTCGTGCCGCACCGGCCAGGTGCGGTCGGGGCGCAACGGCCACAACGCCAGCACGTCGCCGCGCCGGTTCATCTCAATCTCGCAGTAAGCGTTGCCCCACAGCGTGAGATGCATCATCAGCGTCTCGCGCAGGTCGAACGAGGTCATCTCCGGATTGGGGAGATCATGGAGGATCGGATACAGCGCGTGCCCGGTGGCGCGATCTTTGCCGTCGGCGGTGCGCCGGTAGGTGATCAGCGGCAGGGACGCGACCGACTGCGACAGGACCATCACGCAGCCAAGCACGGCCGTGTTGGTGATCGCGCTCGTCGGCGTGACCGATGCGCCGGCGCTCGGCCCCAGGCCCATGAAGTCGTTCAGCACAACGGGCTCGCCAATCGGCCCGGGTGGCGTTTCGCGCGCCCGCGTCTCGGCGGCCGGCGCGCCCCAGAAGCCGTCCCATGCTGATGCCAGTGTGTTTCGTATGCCCATGTGTTACACCTCGCGGATGCCCCGCTGTTCATATACGCTGATCGTGCTCTGGTGCCGCATCGCGCGGTCGAGCGCCATGATGCCGGCGACAATGCCGTCGATCTTTTCGCGTGATTTCAATTTGTTCGGCTTGACGTTGCCGGCGGGGTCGCTCGACACAACCACGTTGTCGGCCATCCAGCGCAGGACCGGCTGCCCGCCGTGCCTGATCTTCCCGTCAAGCACAAGCCGAAGCAGTTCCTTTGTAGGCCCGCTCATCGAGTTGAAGCCCTGCCCGAATCCAACCATCGTCAGGCCGGCGCCCTCGAGCTGCTGCGACACCTGGAATGCCCCCCAGCGGTCAAAGGCGATCTCGCGGATGTTGTAGACCTCGGCCAGCGCTTCAATGTCGCGCACGATGCGGCCATAATCGATCACGTTGCCGGGCGTGGTGCGGATCAGGCCGGCGCGCGACCAGGCGTCATACGGCACGCGGTCGCGCCGCGAGCGGTCGATCATGTTCTCTTCGGGAATCCAGAAGAACGGCAAGATGGTGTGCATCTCGTCTTCGCCTGCTTCGTTGGGGAAGTCGAGCACGAACGACGCGATGTCGCTCGACGAGGCCAGGTCGAGCCCGCCATAGCACTGCGCGCCTTCGAGCAGCTTTGCGTCAAACGGCGTGCCGCATCTGTCCCAGGCCTGCAGATCCAACCAGCGCGTTTCCTGCTGCGTCCATTGATTCAAATGCAGCCGCCTGAAGGTGTTCTGGTAGGCCGGTGAGGCCTGCGCCTTTTTGCATTCCTGAGCCAGATAATCCAGCTTGACGGTGTAGCCGAGCGAGGGGTTGGACTTCGACCACGTCGCCGGCGATGTCCAGTCGTCTTTCTCATCTGCCGCGGCGATATAGGCGAAGAAGGACGGATCCTCAATGATGCCCTCAAGCACTTGGCGGCCGTATTCGTGCTGCTCATAGCAGATCGAGTTGCGATCAAAGCCGGCCGTGGTGATGGCCATCGTGAGCGGCTGCCTTCTCGCGCCGGTCGACGTGGTCAGCACGTCCCACAGATCACGGTTGGGCTGGGCGTGCAGCTCGTCGAAGATGATGCCCGATGCATTCAGGCCATGTTTGGTCGGCGCATCAGCACTCAAGACTTTATACGTCGACATGGACTCGCCGACGAACACGGTGCGCTTGTAAACGTTGGAGCGCTTGCTGAGCTCCGGGCTCGCTTCAACCATGCGCTTGGCCTCGTCGAACACAATCGATGCCTGGTCGCGATCTGCAGCTGCGCTGTAAACCTCAGCAGCCGGCTCGCCGTCGGCATACAAGAGGCACAGCGCAATGCCGGCTGAAATGGTGGACTTGCCATTCTTGCGCGGGATCTCGATATAGGCCGTGCGATAGCGGCGGGTGTTGTCACTGCGCCGCTTCCAGCCGAAGAGCGGCCGGATGATGTCCTGTTTCTGCCAGTCGAGCAGCGCGAATGGCCTGCCCGCCCACTCGCCTTTTGAGTGGCGCAGGAGGCGCTCGAAGAAGTTCACCGCAATCACAGCGGCGCGCTCATCGAAGTAAAAATCAGGGTTATCGCCCATTCGCTCGCTCATTCGTCCTACTCATAAATAAATCGTATACGCGTATAATATTGTTGCGCGCACGCCTCACACGAGGCCGGCATCGCGGGATGATCGTTGGGCGGCTTGATGGGTGGTGTGTAGTTGGACTGCCAGAAAGCTCGTCCGCTCACCGCAAGGGCACCCTTCAACTTCCGCCGCGCTGCGCATCCCGCTCTGCCTTCCCTGCTGCATTCGCAGCCCCATTCACAGCCGGCTCATCCACGCCCTCAAACAACATCTCAGCCAGGGTCTTTTCTTTGGCCGGCGGTTCCACATGCAGCGCGCTGCGGCTCGATGGCGTCATGCCAAACTCCGCTGCATACTGCCTGAACGCCGCCGAGTTGTCGCGCAGCACCTGCAGCAGCGGATGCTTGCGATCCAGCCCGTTCTCATCCTTCACCCGCACGCCGTCCTTGCGCACGATCTGCGCCACTTCGCGTGCAAGCGACCAGTGCACAGCCATCATGTCGAACGCGGCCTCGTCAACCTCGGTCAGCACGCCGAGATCGCGCAGCTTCTTGCCGTAGCGCGCATAGAAGTCGGTCAGGCCATCGGCAAGCGGATCCTGCCGCTTCTTTGCCACCTTCGCGACCTTTGCCGGCGGCAGCGCCTTGGGCTTCGGCTCGCTTTTGTTCAAGCGCCGCTTGCCCGGGTTGCCGGCCAGCTCTTTCAGCTTCGTCGGCTTTGGTTTAGGTCCTCGCCTGCCCATCTTTTGTGTCGCTCAGCATGAGCCGCCTTCGCGGCCTCTTGGAAATTTGAAAAAACCTGCGCGCGCGCGCGCGAGACTTCCGGGCGGTATCAGCGAGCGATCGGCAGAGATTCGACACTCCCCTCCCCTCGCATCTCCGCCATCGTCTTCCGGCTATGGCAGGGCTTGCATAAGGATTGCAAATTGGGGAGGGTATCTGGGCCACCACGACGACGCGCAATGATGTGGTCGACCTCGTTGGCAAGCACAACATCCTCGCCATGAACCTTGAATGGGTCTTCGCACAACGGGTTCATGTTCAGCTTCATCCGTCTCAGCTTTCTCCATGTGTGGTCATACCCACGCTCGGCCGCACTGCCTCTGCGTTCTCGATCGACCTGCTCCACTTTCGCCTTGCATGCATCGCAGTAGCGTCCATCCCGCACCAGCTCAGGGCAGCCTGGTGTGGCGCACGGCCGGCGCGCCCGCCTTAGCCCCGTCAATTGCTGCTCACCACCCCCACCCCTTGCCATGGCCATGCCCCTACTTCTCCACGATGACGCGCCGGTATTCGTCATATGGCACCCCGTCGACTGAATACCTGAAGTGGACCCTGATCACCTGCTCGGGCAGCATGCCCCCCGTCTGCACAGCGGACGTGGTGATCACCGTCGGCGTGCCCGATACAGAAGCCGTGCTGCCCGAAGCGAATATGTCTGTTGTCACATCCTCATCCGTGGTGTCAATGTATGCAGCCACAGATGCAGCGGTGTAGGTTCCGCTCTTGTTCGGCTGGTAAGCGAACAGGCCCAGCTCACTGGATCCCCGCCGGACCGGCTCACCTATCTCTCGCACTGTTGTCATGTGCCCTCCCATGTGTCATCGTGTCGCGCGCCTGACCAGGCAGAATCCGAACGCGCGCTGGCCCAGGTTGTGTTTGTGCGGGCTCCCTGCCACGCGTTTGCAAGCGCATTCACTATCCGAGTTGCGGCCACCATGCCGGCGCTCGCCAGCGTGCCAAGCAGCGCTTTCAACGTCATCCGTCTGACCTGACCCGACGCAGTCAGCACGCCACTGATGCTGGTGGCTGTTTGTTTCGTCGCTGTGCCGCTCATGCCCAGCACGCCGGCCAGTGCCACCAGAACAGAACGCACCGATGCCAGCGCGCCACTCATCGTCATCGTGCCGGCCTTTGTGGTGCGGGCCTGCTTGGTCACCGTGCCCGCGCTGCTGAGCGTGCCGGCCTTGCTGGTGCGGGTCTGTCTGCTCAGCGCGCCGGCTGTGGTGAGACTGCCGGCCACCGTCCTCAAGAACGTTCTGATGCTGGCCAGCGCGCCACTCATCGTCATCGTGCCAGCCTTTGTGGTGCGGGTCTGCTTGGTCACCGTGCCGGAACTGCCCAGCTCGCCGCCCTTCGTGGTGCGGGTCTGTCTGCTCAATGCACCCGCGCTGGTCAAGCTGCCGGCCACCGTCCTCAAGAACGTTCTGATGCTGGCCAGCGTGGCGCTGCTTGTCAGTGTGCCGGCCAGTGTCGTGCGGGTCTCTTTGTTGGTGCTGCCCGAGGTGGTCAGTGTGCCGGCCTTCGTGGTATCGGTGCGCCTGGCAAGCATGCCACCCAGCCCCAGCGCACCAGCGATGGCCAGCAGCACCGTGCGGATGGCAGACAGCGCGCCGCTGCTGGTGAGCGTGCCGGCTTTGGTCGTGCTGGTGTGCTTCGTGGCTGTGCCTGCGCTCGTGAGTGTGCCAGCTGTTGATTTGCCAGCTTGCCGTGTGAGCGTGCCACTGTCGGTGAGCGTGCCGGCTAGGGGCTTGGCAGCACGTTTAAGCAGCGCGCCCGAGCTGGTCAGTGTGCCGGCCTTGCTGGCGTTAGTGCGTTTGTTGATCGCGCCGGCGCTGGTGAGCGTGCCGGCTGGCAATTTCGCGGCGCGCTTGATCAGTGCGCCGGCGCTGGTCAGCCCGCCCGCCTTGCTGGTGCTGGTGCGCCTGTTGATCGCACCCGCGCTGGTCAATGCGCCGGCTGCGCTCTGGTTGTAGGTTGTGCCGCCTGATGGCACATACACCAGCGGCGCATTGATCGCACCCCACGCCACCGGCGCGCCATCGGTGATGGTGGGCGTGCCTTGCGTGGATGCGCCCCTGCCGTTGCCGCTGTAGTCAATCAGCGCATCAGCCAGCACGCGGTTGATGGTGGGCAGGTGCAGCCACTGCGAGGCGGTGCTGATGGGCCGGCGTCGATGGCGTGCAGCGTTGATCTCATCCAGGCCCAGCGCGCGCTGATAGATTTGAATGTCATCGAATCGCCCCTCAAACCAATCTTTGTAAGTGTTGTTGTGGAACGCGCCCACACTCATATAGGTCGCAGAGCCGCGCCCGCTGGTTGACGCCGTGCCAGTCAGATACTGCACACCGTCGATGTAGGCCGTGACGGTGTTGCCACTGCGCACCCACGCGAGCTGATACCAAGTATTAGCACTCAGCGCCGCAAGTCCGCTGTTTGATCCCAGCGTCATGCCGCCTGACCCATCGGTGCAGTAAACGTAAACCACGCCGAGATACAGATACACATCGTCACTGTTGCGCTCATCTGCGTTGCCGGTGTCTGCACAAAACAGGTTATGCGCGCCGGCTAGATTGGTGGCATAGAAGCGTAGCAGCACCGTGTAATCGGCGTTGTGATCGATCACCCCGCTTGTCCACGAGATTGCTTGGCTGCTGCCGTTGAGCGTGATTGCCATTACGTGTCCGAATAGCTCAGTGTGGCCAGCAGCAGCATCGCATCGCCGGTCATGGTGTCGGCTGCGTTTGAGCCAACACGCCGGATGCGGATGAACACATCGTCGCCAGCGGCAATGCTGTCGAGGTTGCTGATGGTGACTGTTGCGCGGTGCAGGCGCTGGTTAGTCGTCCCCAGGTGCGTGTCGTCCACGGTGTTTTCTGTGGCCAGCCCATCCGTTTCAACATCCTGCGTGTCAGTGTCCGGCGTGATGGCGGCAATGGCCGCGCCCCAGCGCACCACGCCGGATGATGCAGTGTCGGCATACCAATCCAGATCAAGCGTGAGGTTGCCCGATCCGTAGTTGAGGGCGCGCAGTTTCCAGAATGCCGCCTCATCCGCAGCCGCATCGAAGGCCAGCGACGAAACGGGGAAGTTTGTGCCGGCCACCCGCACGATTTGCGGGAACGTGGCCGCCAGAAACTGCGCCATCTCGGGGTGCAATTCGCGGTATACCGTCGCCATGGGTTAGCCGCCGGCTGTTGCTGTCATGACATACGTGAACTGGATCGAGTCACCACTGGCCACGTTGATGGCGCTGAACACGGTGCGATCCCACAGCGTGCCACCACCAGTCGCGGCCTGAGAAAACAAACCGTGCTCGGTGATGGCGGCGCTGGCATCGAAGGTGAGCGTGCCCACGGTCTGATACTGTGGCGCGGTTGGCTGCGAGCGCGTGCCTGTGGCGCGTGTGCTGTCGGGGTTGAGCGCCGTGGTGGATTCAGTCACCAGCGCCGTATCGCCGGCTGCCTCGGCTGTCGTGCCGGTGCCACAGCCGTGATAGTTCAATGTGCTGATGTCCTGCCCGTTGTTGTCCCAGTCATCGACCAGAAACGCAACGCCGGCATTCGTGATGACACGCCGGCCCAGCACACCGTAATCGATCCACTGGCCATCGGCTCGGCGCAGGCGGCCGCGCAACTCGCTGGTGATCGTCACCGCGCCAGTGACGCGGCTGAACATGCGCGCCATGTGGTTGACCATCCAGCCCCAGACGTAAGCCCAGCGCAGGATATTGCGCAGGCGCCAGCTCAGCGGGGCGCGAACTGCCTTGATGTGGCGCGCCATCAGCGTGCCGGTCGGTCGGACGTTTGAATTGATCATGTGTTGCTGCTCCTAGTTCACTTTCAGAAATGGCGTGCAGGTGTCGCGCTGCACGCGGGTCTTGAACACCTGCGCCGTGCTGGCATCGGTGTTGATCACGATTGCACCCTGCCCTTTGGCAATGAACTGCCGGATGGCGCGCGGGTCGTTCTGCGGCATGGTGTTGCCGGTGGCGTCGCTGTAGAAGTTGCCGCCAACAGGAACGCGCCTGAACACGCTGCCCATGTAGCTTTCACGCTCACAGCCCAGCCCGCCGGCCGGGTTGCGCTCAATCATCACCACGCCATTCACGCGGTTCAATACCGTGATGGGGTCGAAGATGGCCATGCTGAAATTGACCTCGCTCCATTCCCCTGGCCACGTCTGCAAAAAGAACCGGCCGCTCCAGATCTCGTAGCTCTGGTCCTTGGCGCACTTTGCGCTTGGCTCGCCGAATGTGCGCAGGATGTCATCGTCTGGATTGCTGTTCAGGTTGAGCGAGTCGTCACGCTGGCAGATGTTGCCGAACAGGCCGGTGTTGGCCTGCCCGCGCACATCAACCAGCAGCCGGCCATCGGCGCCGCGCAAGACCTGCCTGAATGAATGGAACTGTTGTGTCACGCGGCCAAGGCCAGGCGTGCCGGGGATGTTGGTAGGAATGGTGGTGTTCACAGATCCACTGCCCATGTGGAACATGAGCAGCCCTGAACCGATCATCTTGCGGTTGGGTGCGTCGGGGTCGAAGTCGCCGTTGTTGGCGTATGCAATCTTGAATCCCTCGTGCGGCTCAACCATGCCGTGCATGTGCGCCTCCCAGCCGAACGCCGGCCACGAAGGATCTGCCTGGCTGAGTGTCGGGTTCATGCCGTGCTCATGCAGAAAGCCGCACCCGTATGTCGGATCGATGGCCGGGTGCCACGTGCGCCATGCCACGCTGCCAGCCGGCACGCTGGTGACGCGCTGTGTGCTGATAGTCTTGTCTGCGCTGAATGCCATCGTCACCAGATACTGATCGTGCACCCAGCGCGGGCATGACTGGCCCGTGAGTGCGCCGGCTGCTGGCAGCACCGCCGGCGGCGCTTCGATGTCTTGCGGGCAGACAAAATTACGCAAGGATTCGGTGACCTGACATGTGAACGCGCCACCACTTTGCGGCGTGCCCATCGGCATGGGCGTGGCTGTGGCTGGTGCAACTGTCGGGGCCGGCGTGGCCGTGGCTGGCTGTGCCGTGGCTGTAACTGGTGCAGCCGTTGCTGTTGCCGGTGCGGGGGTGGCCGGCGTGGCCTGCGCACCATAGTTCGCTTCGATGGCCGCGCTCAGTGCGCTCACGTCGCTGATGTTCAGCGTGCCATCGCCGTTGATGTCATAGCGCGGATCGAATGCCGGCCCGCCCTGCGCATTGCCGGCGCCAGCCGGGATGACGCCGATCAGGGCGATGGCCACGACCAGGGCGATGACGTTCTTGTAATTGCGTGTGTGCTGGGTTTTCATGTTGCTCCTCTTATTCGCTCCTCGTATTTCCATGGAAATGCTTGCTATTTCGCCGGCCGCAACGTGTCGATCAATCGCACCAGCGCCGGCAGAGTGCCATGCCGCACACACCCTTCGATCAACGCGCGGGCGCGCTCGTCGAGTGATGCGGTGCCGGTCCACAATTCGCCGTCCTTCCATCCGAGTTTGAATTTCAAATCGTCGAGTTCATCTGGCGAGAATTCGCTGATCAGCCGGCCGTATATGTCCTGCCTGTTGCCGGCGCCGCTCAGCCGGCTGCTGGAGCGGCGCTGTATCCGTTTGGGTCGCGCGCGTCACCGGCGGTGTAGTGCACGAACGCCGTAAGCGTTCTGACCTGGATGCGCAGGTCGGTGACCTCTGCGCGCAGTTCTGCGTTCTGCTTGCCGAAATACGCCAGGACCGCAATGGCCGCGCCAAACGCCGACGCGCCACCGACCAGAGCGAACGAAAGAACCTGTTCAAACATGGTTGTCTGCCCTCAACCACGTCATCATTCAGCCGGCTTCGGGCTAATCAGATAGGTCGATTGATTGGCCACGAGTGCCGCAATGAGTGCGCTCACAATGCCCAGCACGCCGGGCTTGTCACAAGAGGCCACGCCGAGCACATTGGCGCAGCTCAGGCCGAAGATGCCGGCAACGGTCACCAATAGCACGGTGGCCATCAGCAGGCGTTTCTCCGTCGGCGCCTTCGCATCAAACCAGCCCGACAGGCCGGGGATGTAGGCAAACACCAGCGAGAGAATCACGCCGGCAATGGCTGACAGTTCAGTTGCGTTCATAGATCTCCTTTGCGGCCGGGCTCAATCAACCGGATCGGCTCGACCTGCAACACTTTGACCTTGACCTCACGCCCCGACACATGCGCCAGCAGCCTGCAGCCGGCTTCGACTGCGACGCTGGCCAGTTCCTGCACGGCGCGCGCCTCGCCTTCTGCACGCTGCTCAATCGCAATCGTGACGGTGACGAGGTGAAATGTGGTCGGGTCTTTCATCTGTGCGCAGGCCGGAAACGCAAAACGCCCGCCAATTCCATGACGGAATTGGCGGGCGCTATTTGCGACGGCCTGTTTTAGTTGCTAGGATTATATGTCTGTTATTGAGTATTAGTGTCGCCGGCCAGGTCGCTCATCTGCGCGATGTATGTCCCGTTGAAACGGTAAGCTTTCGTTGCCGGCACTGCCACGCTATCCAGCCTACCCCGCGCAAACGTCATTGTGATCGGGATGCCCTCACTGCGGCGACAACCTGATTTTATCAACTAATCTCCCACCCGCCCATGTCATACGCCGGCGCATCGGGCGCCGTCGATGCATACAGCGGCCAGCGGTGCGTGACGCCATGCTCAGGATGCACGCCAAACATGAGCTGGTTGGGCGGGTCGGCCACGCCCATGCCGTTCACCGTGTATTCAGTGCCGCCGCACAGGCTGCCATTCACGAACACCTCGCCGGCGGCCTGCGGCAGCGACGACTGCGAATGGAAATGGCTGATGATCCAGTAGTTGATCGTGTTGCGCCGCGCCGCCTCCAGCGCGTTCTGGTTGCGCGTGGATCTCTGGATGCCGTAGAACGGAATGCCGGCCCAGCCCTTGATGTCATGGCCATGCATCTGGCCGAACGTCCAGCCCTGCACGTCAAACAGCGCGCTGTAGGCATTCGGGATGTGCCATTCGATGTTGGTGAGGCCGGTCAGAAACGCGCGCGCATACAGGTAGACCAGCGTGTCCCATGAGCGCAGCGGCTCCTTCTGCTGCACGCGCTTGGCATCCGGCAGCCGGCCGTGGTTGCCGCTGATGCAGATGATGCGCAACTTCGGATATACCGCGGCCAGGTCCCTGATCGATTGCGCCAGCGTCCAGGCTGTGCCGTGAACGGTCAGCACAATGTTCTCGGCGTCGGTGTGTTTCTCAATCTCGTGAATGGTGCCCGGCACCATGTCGCCGTTGAGCATCACCACCAGCTCATCGAAACGCCAGCCGGATCGCTCAAGCTTTTGCTTGATGCCAATCGCGCTTTCGGTCACCCGGCGCGCCCGCTGCGAGGTGATCGTAGCGTTGTATTCGTTGATGCCGCGCGTGCCTTCCCTGCTGATCATCTCTGCGCTGTGCCAGTCGGAGAGCACCATGGCCATGCTCTCGTGCGTCTCGCCCTTCATCGCCGGCAGCGGCTTGAACGCCGGCGGCGCCGTGAATCGCACGGCGTATTTGCTGGCCAGTGAATCAAGGAAGCCGCGCAAGGACTTCTCGCCGGCGACGGCTTTGAGCAGCTCGCTCTCTTCACGCAACCTGCGCACACGCGCAACGCGCTCAGCTTCAGCAACAAGCGGGTCTTTGACCGGCTCTGCCTGAGGCGGGTTGTCGGCCCGTCCGCTTTGCACCGCGCGCCGGTATTGCTGCTCACAGCGCTCTGCGGTCTTGTTGAATATCTTTGCGATCTCGTTCCAGCCGCCCATCGGCATGCGGTCATTGATCATGCGCTTCCGCGCTTCTGAAACTAATCGAGGTTCGTTCTCCAGCCAGTAGGGCGAGGTTTTGCCACTCATGGAATGCGCCGCCCCACTCAACACGAGTGAAGGCGGGCGCATATAAGCGACAGCCGAGAGGCGGCGGGGACGGTCGGTGTCGTCAGCGCATGAAGGCATCCTCCACGATGCCCTTCATGGCCTCGGCGATGCGCAGGATGACTGCGGCATTGCGCGAGGTCGGACGATGTCGGAGGTATTGCGTAAACGACCAGGCGACGCCGCCGGCGTGCCGTCGCACTTCCAGCCAGATCCAGCGGTCTGGATTTTCGGTGAGGAGTTGCGCGGCCTTGCCGGCCGCCTGCGCGTGAGGTGGAGAGGATGCGTCTTGCCCGATCACATTTGCCGGTTCATGGTGCCGCAGTGCTGTTATCCCCAACAGCACTGCGGTCTGCCTCACCATGTCCCCGGAAGAGAGGATTCACTGGAACCCGCCAATGTATTGATAGTCGCTTAGAAAATATGTTCTGCATAAATTCCTACGCCGGCGCGGGTATTGCACTGACGGATGAGGCTGACAGTGAGCCGACAGCGGTATCGGCAATTGGGCCGGCGCGTGGCAACAAAAAACGCCGGTGAGAGCCGGCGTCCTTTGTGCGTCATGCTGGCCTACTCTGCGGCAGTAACAGGTTCCTTTGACCCCACCATTTCAGCGCCGAATATGGCATCAGTTGCGCGGGTGTTAAGCAACAAAAACAGGAAGTCACCATCTGGCAATTCCCACTCACCTTGATCTGTCACCAGCTTGACCCCCGTCATGCCGAGCGACTTAAACAGCGCCGTGATCCTACCGCTTTGCACCGCGTTGACGATTACCCCTTGCGCCCTTTCTGCTGTTAGACTTGATTTCTTTATGGTCGTCATTTGTTAGCTTCCTTTTAGTTATGCGCTTCGGCTGAACCGGCGCAACGTATCGCATTGGCCTGACGCGCTTCTCAATACCGGCTGCGATTCTATTCTCAAACCAGCGATACACGGCATAGAAATTGCCGTGATGTTCTTTCTGATAGAGCTTTGCGCCTGGGGGGACAGCGCGCAATTCTGACAGTAGATCATCAAGTTCATCGCCACTATTGACCCCACCAGTTTGTTCAAGCGTGACCCCACCATTGACCCCACCACCGGAGGCTGTTTTTAAGCTATTTCGTGGAGGGTCATCTCCGTCCTGATTCCCCGCCTGCAACGCCGTAGCCGGCGCATCTTTCGACACGCCGGCTACGTTCTCAGCCGCCACAGGCAGGCTTATTTTTTTGCGTTGTCCTCCACCCACTTGCGATGCGCACGGCGCAGTTCTTCGTCGTCCGCAGGCGTCACGACAATGCCAGTTGTGTCGTAATCCTTGCCTTTCACCGGCTCAGCCTTGCCAGCACTCAGCCGCGCCGTTTCTTCCATAAGTGCGGCCTGAATAGCCTTGCGCTGCGCCTCAGTGAACGGGCTGCCGTCACCATCGGCGGCCATGCCAGCAGTCAACTGTGCCGGCGCTGGCTTGCCATCACGCAGCGCAGCCTTAACCTCAGCGATGCCGGCGCGGGTGCCGCGAATGGCGTCAGCCGTGCGGATGCCAAACGGTCGCGCATCGGCATTGCCACCAGCGCCAGCCGGTGCGGCCGCATCACGCTTCTGGCGAATACCGCTGGTCGCTGTCAGGACAATCGTCAAGATACCCATGCCGATTGCACCGATGTAGGCAATGCGACCCAACGAGTGAAACAACGCATTGTCGGTCACGCCAGGCACATCCACAGGCGTGCCCATCATCCGCGCTAGGGCAGGGATAGTCTCAACTGCCATCAGCGCAATCAGCACGCCATACACCCACACGAATTTAGACCATGTGCCGGCCTGTCGATGGTCGCCGGCGCTGGCTGATGATTCGGCTTTCTGCAATGCCACGATGAAGCCGAGGTCAAGCACCAGCCCCAGCAGCACGGCGATGAATGGATTGATGCCGATCACCTGCACACCGAACATGACAGCCAGCCCGATAGATGCGCCGCTAATAATCAGCTTGCCAGCGTTCCACGCATATCGTGCGCGGGCTTCGTCTTCTGTCATGTCGTCTGCCGTGTGCTTTGCCGCGCCAAACATAGACGCCACCGGCGCGATGCACAAGCCAGCCAGAATCGCGGCCAGCACACTCCCGAAGTTCTCCAACCAGGGCGCGGTGTTTAGCAGGTTAGTAGCCAGCCCTTTCAGGTTTTCATTGTCGCTAACCGTCGCGTCAAACAGCGTCTTGATTGCCACCAGCGACACGACGATGCCAAACCAGCCGGCGGCGTAGAGTGTCGCCAAGCCGCGCATACGGTTGTGCTTGATGCCGAACGTCACCAGCAGCAACACGGCCAGCATGCCGACACTAGATCCAGCGGCCAGCGTCGCAGTAAATGGCTGGGCCTGCATGTGGATTGCAAACAAATCCCTGACGTTGATCCATGCGAAGGTAAACACCCACACGATAGAGACAACCAGCAACACGGCGGCGATGTAGCCGGCGGCTTTCGTCACGGTTTGCAGCCGGTCGCCGTTGTCCTGATCTGGCGCGGCCGGTGGCGTCTCTCCGATCTTGCGCGGCTGGTCGATGGTCGAATTGCTAGCCGGCTTTGCGGTGATGGAATCCCAAATCTTGCCCATTATTTCACCTCGCGGGCCGCTGAAATTGCGGTTGCCATTGCACACGGCTGAATGCCGCCGCGCATCACTACACCGGCCTCGATGTCTTGCGCATCAAGCGCCACTGTCGGCATTGGCGTGCGGGCCAGCATCACGCAATCAATAAACGCCGCTGATTGCACCGTCACTTCGACTACGCGCTCAACGACTACGGTTTGTTCAACAACCACCGTAGCCCATTGCGTGACAATCTCTTGCGCCTGTTGCACCGGCTGCGGGGTGGGTTGCAGCGCGGGTTGTGCCTGGGCAAAGTCGGGCGTCTCAGTTGGCACGGCTTTCTGCAACGTCTGCGCCTGTGGGGTAGGTTGTGCGGCATTGGCGTTGATGCGCGCTTTTAAGCCGCTTTCTGATCCATCGCCGCTGCATGCGGCCAGCAACAAGCCGGCCAGCGCGCACACGATCAACTTTCTAAAATCTTTCATCTTTGCACCTCATTTCAAATCTCACTTAGAATCTTGTTCCGGCGGGGTGGCTTGCACCTCTCCCGCTGGCCGGCTGTTAACGCAGTCGGCCTTGTCGTCTCATTCACCCATAGGCATCATCTCCACGTTTGCCATCGGTTCCCGTTAGCGGCCTACCACTCCCTCATGCGCGGCAAACTACCGTCGCCGACAGAGTCTTTCAAGCCGGCCTCGCGCCGGGCCTGTTCGTCGCTCATGCGCATCGCGCTGATCAAGCGCAACGCGAATGCGACCACTGCCAGCAAGACTACAAATCCGATCACAATCACTGCGTTCATTTTGTCTGTCTCCTCGCCGGCTTCACACGCCGGCATGTTTTGCTTGCACGCATTCGCGCTTTGAAATGCGGCTCGTGATACTGCACGCCGCCTGAGCTGATCGTTTGCACGTTGCGCCCAATCACCTGCCCGAGCGCGTCGACCAGCCGGCACCATGCGCGCCGGCACGAACACGCGTGCGGCGAACCACGGGCAGTCGAGCTGCACGAATCCCGCCGGCGGCTGCTCATCGCCGAAGCAGGCCACCGCCGCAAAGCTATCGAACACCGCCGGCCGCATGATGCCGTTGTGTGGCTCTGCGAATGGATCGTCCTTGTGCGCGATGCGCGCCGCGCGTGCCAGCTTCATGCTCTGGCCCAGCGCCGGCTTCTTGTGGGTGGGGAGGGTCAGCACCGTCACGCTGCACCTCCGGCCCGGCGCACCATCTCGCGATTGATCACATCGGGCAACCATGCCGGCACATAGCGCCGGCTTTCGCCATGCTCGCCGGTGTCCAGCACCAGGCCGGCAGCGCACAACCCGCGCATGTAATACGTGATCATGCTCATCGAGTCGACGCCAGAGCCGGCGCAGATCTCGCGCAGTGTCGGCGGGCGAAAGTTCGCTGCGAAGTAGCACTCGATGAAGTGCAAGATGCGGTTGCGCCGGTCGCGCATTTCTGCCGCCCGCTGGCCCTTGGTCATCCACCGTTCGTTCTTCGGTGTGGACTCAGGTAAAACCGCGTCCACAACAGCGTCGTGAATAGGCTGCGCACTGCCCTGCATCTTGCTGATGGGGCGGGTGAAGACCTGCGAAGGCGCGCCCACCTGCCGGCGTTGCACGCGCTCGAGGATTTCGCCGCAATCCACGTTGTCACTGTCCAGCATGTCCTTGATGTGCTTAGTCGATGTGCTCATGATGTTGCCTCTTGAAACAGCCCTTCATACTGCGCCACGCTGCGCGTAAGGCCGTCGATGGTGATCTCCAGTGCCCGTCGCTTTGCCTCGTCCGTCTCGCTGCGGAGTTGTTCGCGCAGCAGGTCGCGTCGCGCGGTTAACTGCGCAGCGCGGGCGCGCCGGTCAAGTTGGTCCTTGGTCAGTGCCGGCTCTGACGCCTTCTGCGCAAGCAAATCGCGGATGCTGACCGGCATGCCGCCGGCTGGCCGCGGCTTCTCGTCGATGACGGGCGCCTCAAGCTGCTGAATGTTTTGCTTGGTCTTTTGCGCCTCAAGCTGGGCGCGCATGGTGGCAATGCGATCTTTCACCGCCGGCAACCATTGCGCCTGCTCTTCATCGCGCCGGGTGAGCGTTTCATACACGCTGCGCCATTGGGCAAAGTCTGTGCCGGCGTTCTCATCGAGCCGGCTGCCCAAGCGGAAGACTCCAAACGCATCGACGGCCTTCAGCACTCTGGGATGCAAAGATGCGCCAGGCTTGACCCGATAGCCATAGCCCATCGGCTCAATGGCGTCGCAGGCCATGCGCCATGCCGTTGCCGCATCCGGCGCGCCGTCGGCGTTTCGCCCCATGCTCAGCACCAGCTCGCGTATCTGCCCGACAGTGGGGTATTTCTTCGATGCGCTCGCAATGTATTGGTCGGCGGCCAGGCTCAGCATGTCGGCATCCAGATCCACCAGCAGCCGGCAGTAGGTCGCCGTGCGCGCTGCGATCTGTTCGCGCGTGAGAAACGCGACATCGTCGGGATACATGGCGTTCAGCACCAGCACGATCTGCGCGATGTGCTCATGCGTTGCCATATGCACCTCGCTTTAGATACTCAAGCGCCATGGCAACGCCTTCCTGTTGCCGCTCGAAAGTCTCCTGGGCAATTTTGCCCGCGCCGGTCAATGGCGCCGGCGTGGCTTGCGGCTGGGCGCTGGGCTTTGCATCGCCTGGTGTTTTGGTTGATGCTGCGATCACGCGCCGGTCGTAGTTGTCGAACATCTTCCCGAACTCTTTTATGCCCCAGCTCCTCTCCCCATCGCCCTGCGCCCAGCGGGTCAAGGTGGCTTCCCAAAGCACAAGATCGCTCACGCGCTCCTTGATGTAGCCCACGTTGGTCGGCGTAATTTCATGCTGATGCAAAATCCGTAAATATGCTTTCACGCGATCATCGTCTGCCGTCTCCATGGTGATGTTCGCTGGAGACTTCCGGGGCCGGCCCTTGCCCTTGCCGGTGTCGTCTGAGTTTGGAGGAGTGCCGGTGTCGTCGGCTGAAGGCGGGGTGGATGACGCCGGCGGCGCGCCAGCGCTGCCCTCTACATCTCCTCTACTCTCCTCTTCCTCTCCTCTACTCTCCTCTACTCTAGGAGGAGAATCACCCGCGTCACTTGGTGGGATTCCCGCGTGAGTCACGCGTGACGCATTTCCACCACTAGGAGGATTCCCGCGCTGCCTCACTTTCCGTTCACGCCACTGCGCGCGCTTCTCGGCCTGGCTGCGGCCCTGTCGTTTGGAGAAGTTCACGATGCACAGCACATCGCTGTCAACGTTGAGAAGGCCGGCGGCGATCAGCGCGGCAATGTCTGCCCCGACTGATTCCACTGAGTCGCGCAGCCGCCATGCAATATCGGCCACGGTCATCGGCGTGCCGCCGTTGATCAGGCCGCCGTCGGCATCGCATTCGCCGGCGATCAGCAGTAGCTCGATAAAGCGGAGGCGGGGAGAGCGCGGCAATTTGCCAACCTTGTGATCATCGAGCAGATCGATGAACAACTTCACCCAGGGCATCGAAGTGTTTGCCAATGATTGCTTCCTTGCTGGCGCAGTCCGGGGAGGTGCTTGACATTGACTGCAACATTTGCTATTCTGTTGCGGTCAGTTCAGCATCTGCCCGCTGCGCTGGCATTCCTACCAGAACCCGAGCCCGCCAAGGTTAAGGGTTCTGCTTCTTTTTCCGGCCTACTGCGCCACGCCCAGCTCTGCGAGTGGGACGTATTTCGGCATTGACGGGCGCGCCGGCATCACTTTTGGGGCCGGCTCCGAAAGCCTGAGCAGTTGCCCGATGGCAATCTGAATCAGCCGGCTGCGATCCATCCTCTGATCAGCATCGACAATCTCGGTATTGATCGTCTCTAGATACTGATTCACTGCTTCATCCATCCATGCCGGCCAGGAGATACCGCGCTGCACGCGGCCTGGCGATGCCGGCTCGATCATCGCCTTCAAGTCTTTCAACACAGCTTCATTCACTGTCGGCTTATCCTTTGTCTGTTTCATGTCACCTCCAAGATTCAACAGAGAGTATAAGCATTCATATGACAACTTGTCAAGAGCCAAAAAGAAACCCAACCGGATGAGGGTTGGGTTTTCCTTACTCTTGGAGAAACAATTTCTACTTCTTTTGTTCAGCGGCGACCTTGCGCATGATCACCTCAGTGCGCTTATCGTTCTCGGTCTGGTTGATCACGATGAATGCGTGAACCACGCCCGGGACCCAGAGCAAAAGACACAGAAACAAGTTCAGCAGTGCAGCGCTGGGCTTGCCGCACATCAACACGGCGACAGGTGGAAGGAAGATAGCAAGAATGTATTTCATTGGTTGGCTCCTGAAACAATAGTCGCACGAGGACGGCCTAACCCGCCATCGTTTTGTTATCGCCCAATCCAGCAACTCACGCCGCCGTGCCGGCTGCACGCCCCGGCGCCAGTCGCGGTCGATGTGGTGCCATCAACGCAAATTGCGCCGACTCGCGTCGTGCCGGTGCTGTTGGTGCACCAGGGCTTCTCGCCCGGGGCCGGCGGTGGTGGCGTGAAAGGCTTTGTGGTTGCCGTAGGTTGTGGCGCTGCCGTTGGCCTCGCCGTCGGCATGGCCGTAGGAATCGGCGCCGTGGTCGGTTGTGTCGGCGGTCGTGGCGTAAGCGTAGGGTCGCGTTTAACAATGGGCAGATATGACACCGGCGCAACGTCACTCGCGCTCGCCGGCCAGGTCGATACAAATATCATGCTGACGCAGATGAGCACCAGCGTAACGATGGAACCGCGTTGCTTCATTCAACTCCCTTTTATTTCAATCTACGAACACCCACAGCCGGCCGTCATCCCCGATCTGCCATGTGCCGCGCTGCATGCGCCGCTCGATGCGGATTACGTCAATGAGCAGCGGCAGGGCGTCAAGCCGGCTTGCTTCGACCGCTAGCACTTTTATTTTTAGCGCCTTGCTTGCTTTGTCGAGCCGTGTGAGCGATCTGTCGCAGTAGTGCTGTAACAAGCCCGACAGCCTTTTGTTTTTCTTCTTCATCGTCGATGTCATTGAGAAGTTCAGTGAACAGCCGCGCTTCGTCCTTGTTGTCGGCGGCGTCGCCATCGTCCATCAGCCCAAACTCTTTGAAGACCACATCCTGAGGAATGCCCAACCCTTGTGATAGCGCTCGCGCCACACGTTGCCCGACATTTCTGTTGCCCGAGAATACGTTGGCAAGTGTTGCGCGCCCCAGCCCAGAACGGCGCCCAAGTTCAGCTTTGTTTATCCCCAGCAGCCGCATTTGCTCATCAAGCCACCGCAGACCGTCTTCATTGTTTGCCACATATTCAGTGTAAGACGTGTTTTATTTGAATACTAAAGTTCCCTATTGACAACAGGTCTGACAAGTCGTAATATATCCCTAGAAAGCAAAAGTATTCATCTGAATTACCCAACCCGCCGGCGTAGGAACCGGCAGGGTGGGCAACCAAGAGGGCAGAATGTTCAACTCAAACACACCGACCGCGCCGGCCACGCCGGCCCCCATGCAGGTTCAGGATCAGGCCGATCTCATCGTCGAGAACGCAAATCTTTGCCAAGAGAATATCGAGTTGCACGAACTCATTGGCGTTCAGCGTGCTGAGATTGACCGACTCCAGCGCGAGCTTCGCCGGCAGAAGTTGGGCACGATGCGTGCCGCCGACGCGTGCAAGCTTCTCCTCGCGGCATTCAACGTTTAACCCCATCGTCCCATTCAACGACCTCAAGGAGAAACACGATGACAACGACTTACCGCCGCCGATGGACGATGACAGACCTGGGCACGCCGGCCTCATCGCTTCACGCCAACCTGAAAGGCATCGCCTTCAAGCGTGAAGACGGCCCGACACCGACCAGCAAGATCAACTCAGCCGCCGGCCGCGTGATGTGGGCGCAGACTGACGAATCACTCACATCCGCCATGGGCGCGCTGGCCGGCGTCGTGCAGGAGGCGCTCGACGCCGGCTACATGGTCGAAGTGACCACCAACCGCGACGCGCTGCGCCCCAGCAGCTACAAGCACTGCATCACCCTGCACGTGCGCAAGCCTGGCAGCGAGGTTGCAAACCGCGTGTTCATCAACCGCATGGGGCGCACGCGGCACGACAACATCCTGCCGCTGATTCAGCAGGTATTCAGAGGTGCAGCATGAGCGCAAATCCCTTGGCTGGTCAGTTTGATGGTCGAGAGTTGCTGCGCACTGCGCGCACAGCAAAGAACGCCTATTTGGATGTTGTGAGTGATGCAGCCACGCACCTGTGGGAAGCTGCGGGGTTGGGCCCAGCCCCTTACACACTTGAGCGCGTTGAAGCCAAAGACACGACCTGCGATTTTTGCGGCGCGAATATTCACTACCAATTTCACGTGCATGCATCCAATGGCCGGCACTTCGTTGTTGGTTCGGATTGCATCTACGCCATGGGCACCGATGGACTGATCGCAGATGTCCGCTTGTGGGAACGCAAGATGCGCCGCGAAAAAGCACAGGCTAATTCGAAAGCAGCCTTTGATCTTTTGAGCGACTTAGTTGCCAACCACGCCGATGAGTTGTTGAAGTATCCGCACCCCAGCGGCTTCGAAGACAAAGAAACAGGAATGCTGTTGACGTTGCACGGCTATGCAACATGGATGTTGTTACATGCCGGCACATCTGGCCGCCGGCGCGCTCTGAAGGTTATCGCTCGTGCATTTGCGGGCATGCCTTACAGCCGGAAATCCGTGGAGGCACTGTCATGAGCGGCAAGATCACCGTGATCTATCGCCGGCCAGAACATGCCGGCAAAGCGCCGATCACTAAGAGTGTCCAACACGGAGAAACAGTCATGCGAACGCTCGACCCAAAGCGCCTGGCCAAAGCCGGCGCCGTGTCGATGCCAGTTCGCCGGCGCGGCCTGAGCACCCGCACGGCAATCTTTCTCCTCTCCCTTCTTGGATTGCTGGTGCTGGTGGCCGCCCTGGTCGTCAGCACCAGCGGGAAGGCCCATGCTCAGGGTGTGGTGTGTGCCGAGACGGTATGCCCGCCTCATTTCGAATCATCACCGCCGTGCCTGAATTGCGTTTATCTGCCCCTCGTGGAGGTGAAGTGATGACCGAGCAAATGGCCCAAGTGCAAGCGCTGGCCGATCTGCAAGCGCAGATCATCAACGACAAAAACGACGCGATTGCGCGACTGACCGACACGCTTGCAGATGTCGCCGTCGCCATGTGGGAGAGCGGCGATGAGTGCATGGCAGAGTGGGCATGCGCGCTCGAAGGCATTGTCAAGCGCTACGACCCGGCGTTCTCAATCGCCGGCGCGCAGGCTGCTGCGCTTCCCACGAACGAAGAATCTGCGCTGTATGCGTGTGCGCTCCTGGCCGAGAACGCCGGCGCCCTTGTTTTGGATTGCTCGCCGGCAGACACCGGCGCGAAAGGCCCGCTGGACTAGCAATCGTGCCAGCGGATGAAAGCCGGCGCGGTGATCCCCCCTTCGCGCCGGCTTTGGAAGGAGAAAGAGATGCAAGTGAAAGATATGTTCCCGTCAAAATATCTGCGCGGTCAGGACATGCTCAAGCCGATCCTGATCGAGATGAAGTCCGTCGAGCCGACCGAGCTGCGCGCCGGCCCCGACAAGCCGGCAGAGCTGGCCTTCCTGCTGTATTTTGAGAACGTCTCCACCGGCGCGCCGGATCAAATGCGCGGCCTGGTGCACACCAAGGGCAAGGGACATGCGCTCGTGCTGCGCAAGTCTTTGTCAGAAGAGATCATGCACGCCACCGGCACGACCGACACGGACGAATGGCCAGGCAAGCGCGTCGCGATCTTCCCCGAACAGAAGACCGTTGCCCGCCGCACAGTGGTCAGCATTCGTGCCCGCGCTGCCAAGCAGACATCACCCGTGCCGCCGGCTACTCAAGCGGCTACTCAAGCGGCTACTCAAGCGGCTACTCAAGCGGCCGGCGACACCGGAGGCGGCAAGTGATCCAACTCCGCAAAGGACAGCGCGTCCGCCTGACCAACATGCGCAAGGCGCGCCTGGTGATCGCCGGCGAGGTGATCTTCGACTACGACCACGCCAGGAGCAACATCGGCGTCGTTGAGTGCATCGTGCGCGAGCGCTACACCAAGATCGTGATCAAGCTCGATGCGCCGAATGTCGGCAGCATCAAAGTGGGCCAGCGCTATGCGGCGCCGGCCGGACAGGCGAAGCGGGTGAGTGCACAATGAAAAAGACTTTGAACGATTACCGCGCATGGGTGCAGGCCAAGACGCGCCACGACACGCTGACCGGCTTCGAGGTGGATGAGCGCGACCTGAATCCAAAGATGCGCGCCGACCAGCGCGCCATTACACAGTGGGCATTGCATCGTGGCCGCGCTGCCGAGTTCATCATCACCGGCGGCGGCAAGGCGCTTAATGCACTGGAATGGGCGCATCAGATCGCGCGGCGCACTGATAAGCGCGTCGTCATGTTTGCGCCGCTCGCCGTCGCAGATCAGTTTGTGGATACCGAAGCGCCGAAGTGGGGCTACGAGTTGACCTACGTGCGCAATCAGGATGAAGCGAACGCGGCAAAAACGCAGGTTGTTATCTCCAACTATGAGCTGATGGAGCGCTTTACGCCGGCTGAATTCTCGGCAACGGTGTGGGATGAATCAAGCATCATCAAAGAATCGTCGTCGGCCACGCGCAACATGATTAACCGCATGTGGAAGCACACGCCGTATCGGCTGGCACTGACGGCCACGCCGGCTCCGAACGATCACGACGAGTTGGGCAACCATGCGCAGGCGCTCGGCATCATGCCATGGCATGAAATGATCACGCGCTGGTTTATCCGAGACTCGAATCAGGCCGACACACTGCGCCTGAAGGGCCACGCTGAAGAAGACTTCTGGAAGTGGGTTGCAAGCTGGGCGGTGTGCATGTCGAAGCCCAGCGACCTCGGCTTTGATGACGCCGGCTTCATTCTGCCGCCGCTCAAGGTTGAGCATCTGGAAGTTGCAATCAACCCTGAGCATGCCTGGGATAACCCGAACCGATGGGGCCAGGCGGCGCTGTTTGCGATGCAGGCGCTCAGCGCGACAGAGCTGCACGCCAACAAGCGCGTCACGCTCGACGAGCGCATGGCCGCCGCCGCTGACTGGGCGAACCGCGACACGTCAACGCCGTGCGTCGTATGGGTTGAGCGCAACGACGAAGGCGACATGATGCGCGAGTTGTTGCCCGATGCGACAGAGGTGCGCGGCGATGAGCCGTTCGAGACGAAGCGCCAGAAGCTGCGCGACTTCTCGCTTGGCAACATCCGCGTGCTGATCACCAAGCCGGCGATTGCAGGCTTCGGCATGAACTGGCAACACTGCCACCGCACGGTCATCTCATCCATGACGTTCTCATTCGAGCGCACGTTTCAGTTGATTCGCCGCTTCTATCGCTATGGCCAGACGCACGAGGTCGAACTGTCGATGGTGAGCGCATCGACCGAGGGCAACGTCGTGCAGGCCTTGCAGCGCAAAGAGGCGCAATACACGGTCATGCAGGCGCAGATGAATAAGGCGATGCGCGCCACGGGATTGCTTGCCCAGGCGACGCACTTCGAAGATTACGACTACGTGCCGACGAAGGCGATGAAGCTGCCGCCGTGGTTGAAGTCGCAATAACAACCGTTTCAACAATTCATTTCATGAAGGGAGATATTCAAATGGACAAGATCAAATTGCTAGGCCACCACTTCACAGAACACGCCGCGATGTATCACGGCGATACCGTCGAGGTCATTCGCGGCATTCCTGATAACAGTGTCGGCATGATTCTGACGAGCATCCCATTCTCAGATCAATACACGTATTCGTCGAGTGACCACGACCTCGGCAACAACCTCGGCGATGCCGGCTTCTTCGATCATCTCGACTGGGCCATTCCGGAATGGTTGCGCGTGACTGTGCCCGGGCGCATCTGTGCCGTGCACGTCAAAGACCGCCTGCGCTACAAGAACCGCAGCGGCTCAGGCGGCCTGAATCCGTTCAGCGACATGGTGACCAGCGCGATGCTGAAGCACGGCTGGAACTTTCATGCGCGCATCACGATTGCGACGGATCCGGTGCGCGAGCTGCAACAGACTAAACGGCAAGGCCTGCGCTACATGGACATCAAAGAGGACGCATCCATGTGCGGCCCCGGCATCCCCGAATACCTGATGCTGTATCGCAAGTGGGAAGGGCTGCCCGATGACCGCTCATTCAGCGCGGTGCGTGTGCCGCATGACGCGAACGAATACACCCTGCGCCGCTGGCAGCTTGAGGCGAACGCGATCTGGCAGAGCGACGGCACGGTGCTGGAAGGGGCGCGCTATGACCATGAGGCGCGTGTGGCCGCCATCGAAGATGGCCATGACATCACCGCCGCCGGCGATGTCGTGCCTTACATGGGCGGACGCTATGCCGGCCCGAAGATCACGAAGTCGCCGCCGTGGATCTGGCTTGACGTTGACCGAATGGACACGCTCAACTACCAGCTCGCCAAAGAGGGCAAGGATGAAAAGCACATCTGCCCGTTGCAACTGGACCTGATCAAGCGCGCCATTCGGCTATGGACGACGCACGGCGATGTCGTGCTTGACCCGTTCGCCGGCATCGGAAGCGTGCCTTACACGGCCGTCGAGATGGGGCGGTGTGGTGTCGGCATCGAGTTGAAAGATTCGTATTTCAAGTGGGCGTGCAAATACATCGAAGACGCCGAGCGCGTGGCAAAGAACGAAACGCTCTTTACTGAGGTGATTACGGCGTCCTAAAAACGCCGACACGACGCGATGATGCCGGCTCCTGAGACTGATTCATGCTGTCACTGTTTTCTATGGGTCGCACACAGGATGATAGGTCAGCCGGCATCGTTTGTAAAACATGATCAAAAGAGGAATGAATGAGTTGGCTCTTTTCGCAGGCGCTGGTGGAGGCATTCTCGGAGGCTACCTGCTCGGATGGCGAACCGTCTGCGCAGTTGAACGTGATGCCTACGCCGCACAAGTTTTGGCACAACGACAAAACGATGGAACCCTCGCGCCATTCCCGATTTGGTCTGACGTGTGCAGTTTTGACGGCAGACCGTGGCGAGGCGTTGTTGACGTGGTGTCGGGAGGCTTCCCGTGTCAGGACATCAGCCCAGCCGGCAAGGGCGCCGGCATCGATGGTGACCGATCCGGCCTATGGCGGCACATGGCGCGCATTGTGGGCGAAGTTCGACCGCGATTCGTCTTCGTGGAAAACTCACCAGCACTTGTGGGACGAGGCATTGCCAGAGTCATCGGCGATCTTTCAACGATGGGGTATGACGCGCGATGGGGTGTTGTGGGGGCCTGGCACGCCGGCGCTCCCCACATACGCGAGCGCGCGTGGATCGTTGCGCACGACACACTTCCCGACACCGAGGGCAAGCGAAGCCGCGCACAGCGGGCGCAAGTCGCAATCGCACAGTGGCCAGAAGGGATTGGCGGAGGCGGTGAACTTTTACCCGACGCCGACGGTGAACGACTCGAAGAACAACGGGGCACCGAGCCAGAAGCTAAGAGACTCGCCAAACCTGAACAGTGTGGTTGGTGGGAAGTTGAACCCGCGCTGGGTCGAGTGGTTGATGGGATGGCCTATCGGGTGGAGCAGCTTAGAGCACTTGGGAACGGACAAGTTCCGGCAGTGGCTCAATTTGCATGGAAGTTGTTGACGCAATGATCAGACTCACCGCATCCACCTACGCCAGGCTCACCGGCGAGAAAGCGCCGGCGAAGTATCGCAACGTCAAGGTGGACTCACCCGACGGCATGTTCGACTCCAAGCGCGAGTATGAGCGCTGGTGCGAGTTGCGCATCGAGCAGCGCGCCGGCGACATCAGCAACCTGCGCCGGCAAGTGCGCTATCCGCTAGTGGTGAATGGTGTGAGGGTCGCAGTGTATGTGGCCGACTTCGTATACGAGCGGGGTGGGGCGGTGACAGTCGAGGATGCCAAGGGCGTGAAGACTCAAACCTACAAACTCAAGCGCAAGCTCATGAAAGCCGTTCACGGCATTGACATCAAGGAAGTGTAACGATGCTTGAAACCATTCTCACCGAGATCATCGCCGGCAAGCGCACCACGCCGCACTATCAGTCGCACGGCGCGCGGCTGGACTATGACGACAAGACGCAGCAGCTCACCATCACGCGCATCAACCATGCCCCCGACGACCGCGAGATGGGCATCTTCAAGGCCTACATCAAGCGCGTCGGGTATCGCGTCACGAGCAGTACGCCGGCGGAGATTGAGCCTGGCATCAATAGCTGGGTGGGGTATCAGCTGCAACTGGTGGCGCTTGTGCCGGAGACGCCGGCGGCGAAGCAGGAGAGCCTGTTTTAGATGAACACACCTTCCATCGACATTCGCACACGCGTTGACGAAGCCTTCGACGGCTTCATCGGCAACACGCCGGCCGTGTATGCCATCAAGCGCAGCCTGCGCGTTGCACTGTCGCACACGCCGGCGCGCATGGATCGCGTCTTTCTCTTTGTCGGCGGGCCGAGCCTGGGCAAGACCACCATCGCCAAGCGCACCGCCAGCGCGCTGGGACTGCCGTTCCTGCAACTCGACGGCACGGCGATCAAGACCCGCGAGCAGCTCTTCGACGCGCTCGAAGACATGCTCGTCGACAGTGGTCTGCCGACCAAGCGGGTGGGGGATCGCAGCGGCATGCCGATGATCGAATATCCACCGTGCGCGATCTTCATCGACGAGATCCACACCCTCGGCGCCGGCGTCCAGAACGCACTGCTCACCGCGCTCGAAGCAAACGAACGCAGCGTCGTCCTGTCGCGTGCCGGCGTGCGCCGCGTGGCTGTGGTCGGCAACGTGCTGTTCATGTTCGCCACGACGAAGCAAGGCCTGCTCGACGATGCGTTTCGATCGCGCTGCACGGAGATCCTGCTGCAGCCGTATTCACAAAGCGAGATCGAAGAGATGGTCCGCCTGAACTATCCCGATCTGCCGGCGGATGCGGTTCCACTGGTGGCCCGGGCTTCACGTCTCGTGCCGCGCCGGGCTTTCATGCTGGCGCGCGATGTGACCGAGGAGATCGCAGACACCGGCAAGCCGGTCGAGACATGCTTTGCGCATGTGATGTATGGCCTGGGCATCGTCAGCCGCAACGGCCTCACGCATGACGACCTGGCATATCTCGATGTGCTCGTGAGTGAGCGCCGGCCGCTGGGCGAGCGCGTCATCATCGCGTCGCTCGAAGGCATTGAGTCCGAGCGCGTACGCGATGAGATCGAGCCTTACCTGAAGCGGCTGGGCTACGTCAAGCTCGCCAAGGACGGACGTGTGATCACGCCGGATGGACTTGATGCATGCACGCGCATCAAGGCGCGCCTGGCTGAGCTGCCGCTGGGGGTCAACTGATGACGATGAAGCGCTTGCCAGATCCACGCCGGCGTCACCACATCCGGCAGATGAGGCGCGCTGAAAGCTGCGAGCGCAAGACGCCGTTCAGCAGCCGGGTCGAGGCGCAGGCGATGCGCACTGAGATGACGCATGGGCAGGTGAGGACGACACGCTGTTCGACTGGACGGCCTACGCCGGCGGATACCCGGCCGGCATGGATCGCACTGCCGGCGCTGAGCTGGTGGCGCAGAACGGCGACAAGCTCAGCCGCAACATGGCCGTGGCAATCTTCGGGTTGCCGGCGGAGAAGTATCGAAACTAATCCGGCGATGCCGGCGGGAGAGATGACAAGATGAAACAAGGTAGAAAGTTAAACGTCAAACACAAGGATGCTTTTATCGGCATCCGCACCACAACCGAGGTTGCCGAGACGATCCGCACTCTCGCGTTCATGAAGGGCGAGACGCTAAGTGATTGGATTGAGCGTAAGGTCGCAGCCGAACTTGCAGACCCTGTGATCGCACGAAGGGTGTCCCAGATCGTCAACGATAGAAAATCTACGCTCCCAGCCGATTAGCCAGCCTTACATTATTTATACGAATGTAAGGAACTGGCGAATCCAACAATGAATCAAGCTCTGACCACAACCACCACCGCCGGCGCGCTCGCATCCGAGCGCATCGACCCACAGCGGCTGCGCGCCAACTTTGAGAAATTCAAGGCGAACGAGAAGAGCAGCAACACGCGCAAGACATATGCGTCGCAGTGGCACACGTTCCAAGAGTGGTGCAAGAAGAATGGCCTGCCGGCGCTGCCCGCTGAGGCTGTGACGCTGGCCGCCTACATTGAACACCTCTACAACGCCGGCAAACAGCGATCCACGATTGACATCGCCCGCGCCGCGATCAAATGGCATCACCTCGACGCCGGCCACGCCAACCCGTTTAGTGACGTTGATCTGGAGAAGATGTATAGCGGCGTGGTGCGCACGCTGGCCGACGAAGGGCGCACCACGCCAAAGGTCAAGCCAACAATCAACCTTGAAGACCTGCGCGCCATGAGCCGCGCTTGCGGCGACACACTCATCGGCCTGCGTGACCGCGCGCTCATCCTCGTGGCGTATGCCGGCTGGATGCGCCGGGCTGAGCCGCTGAAGCTTCGTGTCGAGGCGATGGAGTGGCACGCCGACTACGTGCGCTGCTGGCTGGGCGCGACGAAGACCGACCAGACCGGCGCAAACAACGAATACATCACCGTGCCAAAGATCGACGATGCCGAGCTGTGCGGGTATCGAGCCTTGCGCGCCTGGCTGGATGCGTCGGGCATCACCGCCGGCGCCGTGTTCGTGAAGATCACCTACGGCAAACTCACGAAGGTGGCGCTGGGCCGTGATAACTACATCAACGAGATCGTCGAGCGCATTGCATTGAGGGCAGGGCTGGACGCCGGCCGCATCGCCCCGCATCGCGCCTTCAGGGCATCGCCGATCACCGCCGCTGTGCACGCTGATGAGAATCTGGCGCTCATCTCCAAGCGGGCGCGGCACAAGAGTTTTGAGACCACGAAGAAATACATTGACCGTAATGCCGGCGACGATGTGCGCGTCGGCAGGGCGGCTTATTAGGAGCAACATGACAGCACGAAGCGAAGTCGAAATAATCCAGTGGGCGCAAAACAATCCTGTATATGCCTTGCTGCTTGAGCAAGGCTTAACGCCACGAGAGATCGAGGAAGTGCGCTTTGCCAATCACTACGCTCATGAGTTTCTGCATGGCACAGATGGGCACTCGCGCCTTGTGGTCATTGCAAAGCTCACTGCGGCGCTGTTCGAGGTGGCTGAGACGATAGGGCTGCATGGTCATATTCTCCAATGCCCCGACTGCAAAGAACAAATGACGAGCCTTCTGCTTTGCACGAAGTGCGGCAAACGATTCGAGCTGGCCGAGCAAGGCACGAAGGCGGGGCTAGATTGGCTGGCAACGAGCATGCCAAGCGCGTTCGATGACATGATCAGTCATGTGGAGGCCGAAGGATGACACAGGTTCCCAGGCGCGCTATCAGCATTGTCTTTGCGTGCAATCAAGGGCACGAACACCAGACAGAGTTTGAAGGCGAGTTGTGCAACAGGCTGGAATTCTGCGAGACCACGATGAGGCGGCTTGTTCATGCACTGCAACTGGCTGGCCGCATTGATGAACGCGGCTTTTATAACACCACTGGGCAGGTGTTGATCTTCCATGATCAGAAACAAGAGATTGGTGAAGCCATCA